GCTCCGATTAAGACAGGCGTTAAGCTGCTGCCATCCCACAAAGACAGAACACCGGCGTAATTGAGGCTCATCAGGTCCGCGCCGTGGTTTTTCCACTCGGCCATGTTTCCAGATGTGTGCACGATAGCGGAATCGCAGGTGTAGCAAGTCGTTCCGTCCGCAGAAGTGGGCGCAAGGGCCATGCGTGCCGCACCATCTGCGTGGATGAACACCGATTGAAAAGTCAGAGCACCCCACACCGTAGATGTTCCAATGGCCGGACCGTCAAACAGGATGACACTTCCAGAATTGAAGCTGTAAACATCCGTGCCGCTGACTGTGAGTGGACTGTCATCGAGTGTTCCCGCGTTATTGTATCCGATGTAAGTATCGGTCGGGTTCAACGACGACAACTGGCTTCGTAGAATCTTGAAATTCTTCGGCGAAAGCGCTGCGTCAAATCCCATCAGGTAAGACGTGGCCGTGAGTTGCCCGGCTGTCTTTACGCCGAAAGCTGTGTTGTCACTCCATTTTTTGTTCGCCATAAAATCAAGGGCCTTCGGTTATCATTCGGTCCAGAGTTTCGAGGATCATCGGGGAGCCTGTCTCGGTTATCATCGAGAACGGCCCGTCGCTCGAAAGCCCTGAATCGGTTGGGCTGAAGTAGGTCAGACAATATTCGCCACCGGTGTAGGTCGGAATGACAAGCTTCGCGTTTGAATCGACGTAACAGCCTTGGGCAGTCATTCGATAGCCGTCGATCTGCTGGACATCCGCTGTCGTGTCTGTGTTGTAGACCGTCAGCGTGTCCGTGCTGTCCTGGGCAAGAACGAACTCGTAAGCCCCGGCATACCAGAGAATCGTGAACCCTGTATCCGTCGGAAACCCGCCTTCGATCGTGTTGCTAGAAGGATCAATCAGCGCGATTCCGTAAACCGATCCCGAACGGTAAGAGATCCAGAGCTTTCCAGACCCGTCATGCCCGCCGAACGTTCCGACGTAGGTAATCGCCAACAGTTCAGAGACGGTCCCCAATTCCGAAAGATCAATCGTCGTGACCGCCAACGTGTTCACGTCCACCCGGGCGAGCACGCCGCCATCACAGGCGCAATAGATCGCGTCCACGTCGATCACGTAGGCGAACTGGTTATCGAGGCACGTTGCCAATACAGAGTCGGCGAGCAGGCTGTACGTCTCCGCGATCGTGTCCAGAATAGCGAATGCGTTGGCCGACCCGCAGCCTTTCAATTGAAGCCATAGCGCCCCGCTGGTGGTGACATACGCCGAATTCATGCCCTTCGCAACGCCGGTCGGATTCGGAAAGCCTCCGATGTAATGGACGGCCAAGGTGTCGACCTGAACCACCGCTACAAGTTCGTCACCGGCAGCACCGCCGCTTCCGCCCTGGCACCCGAAAAAGAATCGATCGCTCGCCCCAAGCCACCAGCCGCCGCCGGTAATTCGGGTGTCCTCGATATCGCCAACCCCTGAACACTCGGGCGAAAGAACTCGAATGATGGCGCCAGATACGGACACAGACCCAAACCCGCGATGGCCAACTCCAATCCGGTCGCTCTCGATCGAGTAGGCCGGGGCGAAATAGGAGCCGGACGTTTGGCAGCAAGTTGACGTTCCATGGGCCGGGCGCGCGGTCACGTCGACCGGGAAATATCGATCTTCGAAATCGACTGATATTTTCGCGTGATCCGATGTGAGATTCGTTGCCTCATTGCGTTTCAAATGCCCGAACGCGACCGGAATGACCCATGCAGGTTTTCCCTCGTCATCAGCGGTCTCCCAATTCTCCGTCAATTCAGCGTCGAGCGTGACTGCGTTTGTCGAGACCGAATCGACTGACACAATTTCCCAATCATCGAACGAGCGCCAGATGATCGCCAACTCGTCGAACGTGTCCCAAAGCGAATTGTCCGTTGACTCGACAGCGAGAATCGAAGCGCCAGCCGCAACGTCCGCGGTAAGCTTCACCCGGTCTTGCCAAATCGGAATTCCAAACGGGAGCCCGTCAGCCAACTCGATCAGCCGGCGAATGTAACCGGTTTCCTGTTCGGTGATCGTCAGCGGAGTGTAGGAAATCCCGTAGAGCGGCCTTGGCCTGGTCTGTAGCCGTTCCTCGCTGGTGTCCAAAGCCTCGCGCACCAAAACCTTGTCCTGCATTTTCAGCACCAGTCCCGCGGACCAATCCGGCTCGACGGTAAAAACGGGTACGTCGATTCCTCTGTACTGGAGCAAGACACTCAATCTGCCTCGGTAATGCGCTAGGGCGGAGCCCGGTTCAACCGCACAGAAGGCTTGCCGCGTTCACGACGGGCCAGTATGAACGCGCACAATGAAATACCTCCTATGCCTCGTCGTGGTGATGTTTGCCGGGTGCTCGACGGCACCGCGCCGAACCGAACCGCCTTTGTCTGAGCGCCGGTACGAGTTCAGGATTAAACACCAAATGGACGCTCGAACGGCATTCCTAAAGACCGAGACTGCACTTGCAACCGCCTATGATGATCTTCCGCTTGTCACGGTTCTACGGCAGCCCGAAACAGGCACATTCATCTTAAAGCCGTTGCTCGAATACAAAATGGGTGATCTCGGCGGTCCGTTCTACTCTGTTGAGCATCTCCGATACATTCTGACCGTTGTCGCCAAAGATGGGGAGAACAGCGTTCGAATCGATCTCGGCCCGCACGATCGTCTCGGGACGTGGCCACCGGAACATGACATGCCGAAGATAAAAGCGCTCGTGAATGAAATCGCGCGTACCATCGCCGCGGGCATCGGAGGGACGATTGATTAACGCGAGATGCTTCCTCGGCGGGTGAGATGATCAACCACAATCCGGGTTCCTTCTTTGGACATCCATTCACGCATCGCATTACGGCTGTCGATCGTTGCGAAGTTGAAGGCGATTGAACTGCTCGGCGCTGTGATTGATGGAGTGCCGATTGAGCCAGCAAATCCACCACCAGCGAACCCGCGCGAGGAATGGCCTGGCATCCGACCATTGAAATAGACGGACGCGAAGTGATCCAAACCAAAGGCCCGAACTGTTTTTGCCGGAATGACAACTTCGGAACGGTGAACCGGTCCTGCAACCTCGTGAGTTCCACCTTGGCCGGTGAATCCGCCTTCTGCGAACCCTGGATTGACCGAGGCAATTGTCGCGATCTGCGCCGCAGCAGCACCAGCCGCAATTCCAGCGGCAACACCGCCGAGGATAGGTCCGCCAATCTCATTTCCCCATGCAAAGGCTCCAAGGCTGGCTTTGATTCCGTCGATTGTGGCCTGGGCGATGGCAAAAACTTTGTATGCGACAACGCCCTCGCGTCCGAATGCCTTGGCGATGCTGGCGAGGTTTCCAAACATCTCGCTCGTTCCACTAAGTTCCATGTCGCGCAGTTGCTTTTTCTTCTGCTGAAGTTCTTTCCACTTCGTCAGTTCTTCGTCTCGTGCTTTATCGATGATGGCCTCATTTGCGGCGACAAACCTTTTGCTCTCCAAAAGCTCAAGCTCGCGCCGGCCATCGTCTGAAACCAAAGTGAGCTTCTTTATTTCCTCATCGTTTTTCAGGTGGTTCAACCGCTCCTGATCAAGTGCGGCTCTTTGCAGCCGTTCGCGTGAAGGAATAAAGTCAGCCTCGCGCTGCAAAAGTTCCTGGCTGAGCTTATCCTTCATCTCAAGAGAGGCTTTCTTTTCCTCTTGCAATTTCGCGAGCAATTCAGGATTTGGAAGATTGGCTTTGTCGCCTTCAGCAGATCCGGCCAATGTTGGCGGAACATTGGATCCCGACGGGGCGTTGGCACCGAGAAGAAGCGTCCCGACAGGCCCGAGCAATGCCATTCTGGCCCCTGTGCCGAGTTTACCGGAAAGAATGTCGGTCAACTTAGTGCTGAACTTGTTCAGCGCCGGAAGAACCTCGTCGAAGATCGCGAGCGCGAATCCTTTGAAGGTGACCTTGAGCGCGGAAATGTGGTCGTTGAATTTCTCGATCTGATCCGCCGTGAGCGTTTTGACCGTCCCGCCGAGCTTGTTGTAAAGCTCGACGTTTTCACGAATCGCAGCAGATCCTCCGTTCAGGAATTCTATTGTCGCGCGTGAGTTCCGACCGAAAAGAACTTGCGCAATCGCTGCCTTTGAAGCTGCCCCTTGGCTTTTCTCAAAAGCGTCAGAAATTTGCAAAGTGACGTCGAGCACGTCGCGACGATCCAACCCTTGAAGCGATATCCCGAGAGCCTGAAAACTCTTTGCGGCCTCGCTCGTCGGATCGCCCGCCGCCTGCTGCATAGCGCGCAGGAGTTGATTCAACTGCTGGCTCGATTCGGCGGCCTGGATTCCCGAGGACTCCATCGCGAACTTGAATCCTGAAAGGCGCTCCGTTGTCGTCTCGAGTGCTCTTGCTTCTTTCGACAGTCCGTCGATAGTCGCCAACTGCGTCCTGGCATATTGGCCAGCGGCAGCCGCGGCAGCGATGTAACCGAGGCGCAATCCGATCAAAGCCTCAGCGCTGTTCTTGATCGCGCCGGTAGCCCGCTGCTCGGTTTGGGTGGATCGGACATTCGCCCGGTCAATCTGCCCCATTTGGCTCAGGACTTGGGAGAACTGCGCCCGCGTCCGGTTCAACGCATCGATTATGATTTGGATTTGGCTGCTATCGAATGCCATGTTTTCTTACTCCTGACTGCGTAAAGTGCGCTGCTATCTTTCGCATGTTCTTTTTCCGGCGCTGTTTCGGGTCTTCCTCTTTCTTCTCTTTCTGTTCGCCGAACGCAATTTCCATGACCCGCTTCAACTCTTCTGCAAAAAAACTCTGGCCTTCCTTACTCATCAGGCTCGCGACGGCTGCCTGAACCGAACGCATCATCCAAACGCTCTCGACGCCTTGTTCTCTCTGGCGCCGGGCCACTGCCAACTCAAAGAGCAGATTCAATTTCTCAGGCGAGCAATCCCACATATCCGACTCTCGATGGCCAACGGCAATCAAGAACTCGAACTGCTCTGCGAACCTGACGGCGCGTCCTTCTGGCTCGCTCTTAGGATTTCGATTCTTTCGTTTGCCGCCGTCACTAATTGTGGAAAAACCGAGGCATTGAGCCGCCTCCCTTCCGAGAGGATTTTGAATGCGTCCTCGGGTTCAACCGCCTCTATCCAATCGGTAGGCTTTCCAGCATATAGAGCGGCCTCCGCTGGCATATCGCCATTCCCGAAAGCGGCACCGAGTTGAGGAATTTCTCGGAAAGAAACCTTCCTGACTTTTATCGTTTGGACTTCAATCTTTCCTTCGACAACGACGCGGACCGCTAGATCAGCGCCGCCGTAAAGGATTTCCATTTCATTTTTCATTTGTGCTACTTCGTTTGAACTGGTCGCGACGCTTTGTTGTGGTCGGAAAAGTCACCGTCGCAGTGACCTCTCCGGGAAAGGAGGCGAGCCAAAAATTCTCCTTCTGGCCCGCCCAATTTGAGAAAGATTGTGACCGCCAGTTTGTCTTCAGGATCGTTACTGCGCGCCGCCTTTATGAGTGCGGCTTCCTGCTGTGCGGTCAGTGCCATGCGATTAGGCTGTCGGTTCGTCCTCGCGGCAATAGAACGTACCAGGCGTTTGGCCATCGACCGAGACGCGCACCTGAAGCTCGGCCCATGACGTCGCGTTGACCTCGCCGACGCTTTCAACCGAGACCGCGCACTTGAAGCCGCGGGGAAACATGATGATGTCGTTATCGGCGTCCTGGTCGTAGACCGTGACGCTCCCGAACCCTTCGCGCGTGAGCGTTTGTAGCGGTGTCAGCGCTAGGTAAGAGAGCGCGTCGCCTTCGTTGATGGCCGACGCTGTTACCGCCACGCTGACAGTTACGGTCAAAGCCGCAACGAATTGCACCCGACCGAGAACAAGATCAACGTTGTATTGCACGCCTTCCTCCAAGATGTAATGGAATACGACTGAAGTTCCGGTTGTGCTGAAATCGATTGCCGATCCACCCGCAGTTGTTGCCACCTTGAATGTATCAGCCGCCGCATTGACGACATAGTAAGCCGTATTTGCGGTCAGTCCCGTAGGCATTACGGACGCGGTGAAGAACACCCGATCCCCATCCGAACGTCCGTGCGCGGTCGCTCCGATCGTGTTGGCCGTGGCATCGCATGTTGCGTTGACAGCGGCCTCGTAAACGAAATCGACCGAATCCAGGTGCATCAGTTGTTCGCTATCAACCTTGATGTCGTACCAGTTCATCGCGGTAGAAGGATCGTTCACGGTAAACGTCCACGAATCAGGCTGGGTTCCCGTAAGTCCGGTGAAAGCATCCTGGGTGAAAGAATCAGCTTGGTCGCCGCCCAGCAGAATCATCATGTTCTTGAGTTTGAACTCATCCATTTTCAGGATGTAGGTCATGCCCTGCTTGATCACGATGGTTTTGTCTTTGCGGGTGACGCCGCGGTAGCTGCCAGTGTGTTCCAGCTTCTCGACGTCGAGTTGCGGTGTCAGTGCCGTGATATTGCCGAAATCACGGTATCCCTTGACTTGAGTTTCGGCCAGCGTCGAAGCCCCTTCCGAGAAAGAGAACTCGACTGTGCCGCTCAGTAGCGCTCCGAGATTGTGTAGAGGTTGCATATATTTTTATTCCTTCTTATTCGGTTGCCCGTCGTGCCCCCCGGGTGAACAGGCGTGGCATGACGGAAAGTCTGATCTGAGCGTTGATCGAAAGCTCGTTTGCGAAATTGTCCTGGACCTGTGGAAGCATCGGCCTTTGCAATGTCCCGTTGAGCCCCAAATCGAGATTGCCTGTGGTGTGGTCCGTCTCGATCGCGTCCAGCACCTTCTCAACATCTTCAATCCACTGAACCAAACCCGCCTTTCGACTTGAAGAGATGCTGAGCTGCAGCGTCATTCCGCCCTCACCTACAATGCGCGTGTGTTCCACCTGTGTGAGATCCGGAACCCAGATTCGAACGGTCGGAAAATCCTTTTCGCCTTCCACTTCGGCGAGCGGTCCCATCTTCACTTTCCAACCTTGAAGGATCTTTCCGGTCCCGACGTGACCATCAAGGCGACCTTGGACAGCGGAAACGACTGCCGAATATTTACCCATGAATCAGCCTCCGGATGTGAGCTTTCATGGCGTTGAGCAGAAGCACGCGCGCACGCTCGCGCGCGGCAGCGACGATCTTCCGGGGCGCAATTCCACGCACAGCTTTCTTCATGATGTAATCGATCCCGCGCTTTAGACCGGAGTGCCAACCCGCAGCGGCCGAGCGCGTGAGCGGGATGTAGAGAAACTTTTTAATCTTCGGAACGATGAAGCCGGTTCCGGCGTTGGCCGTTCCTTCCTCGAGGAACAACATTACCTTGTTCCGGTTTACGACTATCCGTTGACCGAGCCCTGGCTTTTGAATAGTCCAGCCGGCGCGCACCTGGCCGAACCATTTCTTCGGGGTGTGTTGAACGACATCGGCGAACACCTGAAGGCCAACGCGGTCAATAACGGGATCAATCTCAGCCGGGGTGAGTCCCGATTGAACTTTGACTACGGCTGTCCGCGCAGGTGCGGTATTTGCGCGGATCCTGATCATATCACCATCGCTCTCGACCCGAGGATATCGAGTGCTGCCTTTGGAATGTTTTTGTCGGTGACAGAAGTCGGGTTGCCATCGACGCCAACGATCTGCTTTTGGTTGTGTCCCGAGAATGCCGCAGCAATCAGGATCGCTGCGCGGACAATATCCGCGGGCAACCCGTCTGGAATATCAGCGCGCGTTTCCTGCGCATAACCGAACTGCCCGACGATCACGACCGAGTCAGTTCGGTATTTGACCGGCCACACGCCATTGATCGCCACCAGTCGGGTTGCTTGGCGCACGAAATCGACGCTCTCAGTCCAGGCCGTTCCATTTACGGTCAGGCTCGTTAGTTCGATAATCGGGTTGTAGGGGAGCGTCAGAAAATGGCGGTAGAACGTCCCGTCCTGCATCCCGCCGTAGAGCGTGAGTGCCCCTTCTTCGGTGGTTACTCCGCTCTCCGGAATTTCGGTGTGATTGTGAAAAAAGAAGTCGCGGCCCTTATAACGGTCGATATATCGAGAGGCCGAGTTGATCGCTCTCTCGAGTGTCTCAGTCAAGTCGTCTTCGACATTGCGAAGCTCGTCCATGACCTGCTCGACCGAACAATATGGGTTGACCAAAGACACGGTTGGTTACTTGGCTGGCTCAGTCTTGGCGGCGGTCTTTTCTTTCACTTCCTCGAACTCGGCGTTGGATTGAAGATCAGTCGTTTCACGGCCATCGTTTGCAGTGATGACCTGGCCGGGGTTGATCTTTTCGTGACGCCCGAAGTTTTTGGCTTCTTTGCCGTTATATTTGAACTTTGTTGGCATGGTTCCTTTCGTTGTTCTGTCTACTGAAGAGGCTCCCCGCCGAAGCGAGAGCAGGGAGCCAATGAGGAGACCTAAACCACTAATCACGGGGCAAAATTGTACCCGATCGCTACGCTCGTGATCGTGCTCGAAGGAACTTCAATTGGAGTGAAAGCCTTTCGGAAGCTGGCCACCAAGTTATAGGTTCCAGACTGAACATTCCGGAAGGATTCAAGCATGAAGTCGCGCTTACGACCGGTCAGAAACCGATTGATGTTGATGCACTGGACAGTCGCCTTGGTGTTGCCAGACGAACCGTTCACACCGGTCGCATCTACGTCCTCACGAACGCGCTCGCTCTGGATGATCGGAATGCCTTGGAGGGCTGCGATTTCACCAGTGATGATCGTCGCACGGTTGCCGAACTTCTCTAGAGTGGCCACTTCAGAGATGCCCTGAAGGGTGATTGCGCTGGTCGGGCTTGCGAGCCAGATCAGGTTCCGAGGATCGCCGCCGTATTTCTTGAGCAGCTTGCGGACAGCCAACAAATTCGCGTTGGTTCCGATACCACCGGAAGACAGGTCAGTCTTCAGTTCCGTGATTGCTAGAGCCAATTTACGGAAACCCTTCACGAACTTCGCAGGCAACTTGGCCGAACCGCCCGCAGTGTCGGTGTCTTGGTGCGTGCCAGTCGTATCGCCGTTGATCAACGCATCTTCCCATGCATCAGCGGCAGCCTCGGCAAGCAATGTTTGAAGCCACGGCAGGATTGGGATGATCGAGTCTTCGTCAAGTTCATAGCTGTAATCCACTTCGCCAACCATCCGGACAGCCGAAAGACTCGGTTGCCCCGTTGCTGGGGTGCTCGCAGTGGCCGCAGAGTTCTCAGTCGATTCTCCGTAGAACTGCGGACGAGTGGTCGAGAGCGGCAGCGTGTAAGGGTTGGTCGGCATCTGGATTTCGCGAGCCGCCATGACAGCAACCAAATTGCTGGCCAGGAACATCCGGCGCTGAAGCTGACTGGAAAGGTCTGTCGGTACCAATTCGTCGCCGGCAGTCGAACCCGTCGATGTGAGCGCCTTCATTCCAGGCTCGTTGCGATGCCGCTCTAAGAGGCGAGCGTGCGCGCAGTATTGGCTGAGAATCTTTTCCCCAAGCGCCTCACCCCTCTTGATCATATCCTCCGGAATGCCTTGGTTCAGTGATTTCTGCATCATCACGTTGAGCATTTGCCGGCCGTGAAGCGGGAGATTGCCTTTGGTCCAGGATTCGGGCATTTCGATGCGGCTGCCAGAGCGGTCAGAGTCGCTGCCTTCTTTCTCGAACTTCTTTTCGCGACGATAGCCGTCCATTGCGGCCTGGGCAGCGGCTTTCGTGGTGGCATCGACGAGCGTTTTAAGACCAGCCTTATCGATGGTCTTCGAATCGCCGCCGATCTTGGCCAACTCCTCAGCAACGATCTTGCGGAGTCCGTCGCCATCGACCCAACCTTTACGATCAGCCGGAAGCAACGCTTTGAGTTCAGCCGCGACAGCTTCGCGAACCGTGGTCGAGACTTCCTCGCGCGTCATCTCTTCCGGGTCCGGCGCTTTGACTTCGATCTGGTCGGTTTCCTTTTTGTCCTCGACCTCGGCCGCATCAATGTATTCCTGAAGCCGGTTGAATTCCGACTTGAGGCCATCGACTTCGCTCGCGTCCTTCTTTTCTTTGCGGGCTTTTTGGAGAGCCTTCTTCGCTTCATCGGCTTTGCTCTTGAGGTCTTTGAGGCTTACCGTGCCGGCGAAGATCGCCAGGGACGCAAAGGTAGCTTCGTAACCGAGCAGGGCTTGGAAAGCCGCAGCGGCGACGAGCACCGAAGCAATTTTCAAATATTTCTTCATAACGATTTCTCTTTGTGTGTTCCGTGTTTTGTTTTTCTGGCTGTGGGCGTTTTGGGCTTTCTACTCCGCTCGGTTTCGATGGCTTATGCCGCTTTGGCCTGAAATTCTTTGCTCTCCTGTTCGGTGCATTCGCGAACGGAGAAAAGGGCGTCGGGATTGGCCGGGATGGGGACAAGCGATCCCTCGAACAAGTGGACTTTTTCGATCCCTTTGCCGTCCGGCTTGTAGTGGAAAATGCCGCCCATGCTGACGGATTGAAGCGCCCCCTCGGCGACGAGCGCGCGCACGTGCCGCATGAACTCGGTCGGGCTGTTTGAGAGTTCAGCTTCGAACTTCAACCCTTTGCTGTCCTCGTGGAGCGAGGTGAACTTGCCGGCCATGTTCTCGACGGCGTTCCGGTGGTTCACGAGCAGGACCGGATTACGCATGAATGCTTTGATCGTCTCCCGGAAAGCGCCGGGCTCGACGTAATCTCCCTGGCGGTCGGACTCGGTGTAATTTTTGAACGTCGAGAGGTAGCCGGTGACTTTTACGTTCTGGTAGTCGACGATCTTGTCGCCTTCTTTGATCGCGTCGAACTTCTTGGATCCTGGCGCTGAAAGGTCGCAGTGCGCTTCCCATTTCATCAGCTTTTGGCCAAAGCCAGAGAATTTCTTCCTTAGTTCTTCCGGGGTGATGCTTCCCTGATCAAAAAGAGGCACGGACTTTCCCGGCTTGTAAACCCGCAGAATCTTCGCGCTCTTAACCATGCCTGAGCGATAGGGGCGGGCGGGCGGCGGTTCAACGAATCGGTGAGGATGCGGCGTTCACGCGCGTACAAAGAAAAAAGGCCCGAGCCGAAGCCCGAGCCATTTGACCGCCCAACCTATCCTTTCGGAAAAGCCCCTTGGGCTTTTGTCAGAAGGACGGAACCTTTAAAAAATGGTCGTGGAGGACAGGACTCGAACCTGCCACATGATTGCGGCCCCTCCGCTGTCCCGGCTATCGCATCGCCACGTCTGGCTTTTCATTTCGTCGGGACAGTGCAAGGAGCTACCTCGTTTATAGGGCTGCGTTTCCATTTCGCCACTCCACGATGGTCAGAACATTGCCGAAGAGAATTGCGATTCGTCAAATACAAACGCCGCCGGTTCCGTTCAACCGGCGGCGCCCATGAGTGACCCTACTTAGTCGGCGCGAGCAAAAGCGCCGGATCGCAGAAGCCTTTTACGACGGGATTTGGTAAGACTCAATAGACGGAACGGTTTCGGGCGTTCACGCCTCGCGAAACGACGAGGGGACCATAGAACCCGAATGATTTACATGGAAACCGACATCGAGAAAGGCGTCGATTTCTGTCACCGGAAGGTTAGGAAAGTTGCACGTAGACCTGCCCGCATATTGCGGGCTGTTATCCTCCTCCGCTTCGCATCCAATTATCGAGACGGTAGCGAGCGTGTTCGACTCTTTGAAAGCTGTGGCGGATCCTCGGGTGAACGCATTGTTTAATTCGGTGCGGGCCACGGTCAAACTCCTGCGGTGCTGCATCGGCAAAAGATCATCTCTCAACCGTTGCGCCAGTTCGGTCACGGTATGGCCTTGCTCGATCGAGTCGCGGATTGCCGTTTCGAACTGCCGACGGGTTGTGTCGTTTATCCGGGTGATCTTGTTCGCGATCCCCTGCGCCTCGCGCGCGAGCACCCCGTTACGGTCCGGGTCCGCCTCATGCCCGAGCAGTATCCCAACCTTCGAATACCCCTGGGCCATCACCGATTGAACCGGCGGAACGATTTCGAGCACAACGTCGTGACCGCTCTCTTTCATCACTTCGTCGAGCGCCTGCATCCATATCGCCTCGTGCTGCGGAACGAGAATGTCGATCGCATCTTCTGCAGTTGGCTTTCTCATGCCTGGCGCGCGGCGTTTCGCTCGATCAATCACCGATTCCAATTGGCCGGCAAATACCTTCTGAGCCGTTCGGGCCACATGCGGGGCTGCCCGGCGCTGAGTCAGCTTTGCAATTCGATCAATCGCGAGGATAAGTAACCGACCTTTAACCAGAAATTCGTGGGCGGTCCAGACCTTCGGAATTTCCAGACCTTTGGCACAAATGCTGATCAGTTCCCGGCTTGAGTATGGAAGGCGCCAAGGCTCGGTCGTTTTCCAACGTTCAGCAGGAGTGCTCACAGTGGCTCGGCAAGCGATGGCAGGATGATGATTTTCAATTGGTGGTCGGACAGGTCCGGGTTATCGGTCGTCCCGAGCGGATCGCCCTTCGGAAAGTAGAGCTTCGATCCATCCTCGAATGTGGCGATGACCTGGGCAGGCATCTCGACATTGGTCGGGAGAACATCGAAATCCGTGGCCTGAATCCAGATGTAAGACCATCGGCTTTTCGTGACCTTCGTAAGCGTCCGCTCGATCACGGTCGTATTGTCGGCCGGATCGGTCTGGATGCGCGCCACGCACCCCGTAGGCTCGTTGGTGAGCGGCCCGCCGTTCTCGCTCAGGACAAAGATTGTGCGGTGAGCGGTCGCACCTTGTTGGACTTCTTCGATGTGCATAAATCAGTCGAATCGGGCTGAGGTTATTGGTGGGGGAACGAAAGAGGCTTGAGCTTTGTTCGGGGCGAACTTCGCGGAGACTGTTGACGATTCGCAGCGCACGCTCAGAATCGCAGGGTTGGCAAAGAAAAGGCCGCGGATGGTGCCTGTGATATCGAAAATAATATCAGCCTGCGCGATCAGTTCACCATCTCCAACGAGCGTTGCCTGTCCATCGAATGCCAGTGCGACAGAAGATGAAAGTTCGCCCGTTCCGTCCAACGTTGCGGATT